ATGTCCGAAGACGTCCTCCGCGACGTCGCCGCCCTGGCGTCCGCCCTGGCAGTCCGCAAGGGTGCGGCCCGTCGCAAGGCCACGGCGGCCGCCAAGGCGAACGCCGCCGCGGCCGAGACGGGTCCGGCGCCGAAGCGCCGTTCCCGCACCGCCGTCGCCGCCTGACCGCTGCACGTGCAGCGCCCGTGAAAGGAGCCCCGTCCCCCGTGAGGGGGGCGGGGTTCTTTCGCGTCCCGAACCACGTTGCGCCGGACCGCATCGAGCGGTCCGGCGCTACCACCACACCGACCAGCCGCACTCGTCCAACCATGTTGGCCTTGACCAGACAAGTTCTGACCCACATCAACCACGGCGCTGCACGTGCAGCGACCAGAAAGGCAGCCATGCCCAACATCCACATCCACACCGACGATCCCGACCTTGTCGGCACCATCGTCGCCTACTGCATGTCCATCGACCACGGGCGCCTCAGTGTGTCCGTGGACAACTACGACCACGACGACTTGACCCACGTGATGCGTCGGGCCTCAGCCGAGACCGGTCGTCGCCTCATCGAATCAATCCGTCAGGCCGACCAGGACGAGGCTGCTCGTCGCTTCGAGTTCCGCCAGGCCCGTGCGGCCGAGGACGAGGCCACCTACGACCGCAACGTCGCCGTCGCCTGCCCCAAGTGCTCGGCCGCACCGACCATGGAGTGCCGTACTGGCAGTGGCAAGGTCTACGCCCGTCCCTTCGTCCACGTGGAGCGTCGGCGGGTGGCCTTCGAGGCCAGCGTGGCCGACCATCCTTCAACGCCCACTGCACGTGCAGCGTTGCGTTGGGGCAACTACTGCCGCTGCGGCCACGACCAGGACATCCACCACAAGATGGGCTGCATCACTGAGGGCTGCACGTGCGTCGAGTTCGTCGACGCCAGCAAGCTGCAGACCACGATCACCCTGGACGAAGTCTGATGGCCGGCGATCGTTGGTACTGCGTGCAGCTGTTCATCGTGGGTCGCCGGTTCCCGGTCACCTACCACACCTGGGCCGACGACCCAGATCAGGCCGAGCGTCTGATCTTGGCGGCGCATACCCCGTACGGGCTGGATCACGTCGAGGTTGAGGAGCAGCACCGCTGATGGAAGCGCTCCGACTCCTCATCATGTTCCTCGTCGGTCGTGGTGGTCGGCGCTTCGTTGCCTCCGACCGCACCGGTTCGGTCGACACGTGGACCGTCGTGCTCATCGCCCTGGCCTGCGTGGCCCCGTTCGTCGTCGTCTTCTCAATGATGCTGGCTGGCGTATGAGGTACTGGCTACCGACCGCAGCGCTGTGGTTCATCATCGGCTGGATCCTTGGCGGGTGCCTCGAACAACTCGTGTGCATCTGGCGTGAGCGACCGGCTGTGATCTACGACGACTACTACGGGCGCTGGCGCAGCGCTCGTCTGGTCCGGAAGGAACAGGCATGGCGCACCCGTCAGGACTGACCGACCGACAGGTGGCAGAGATCCAAGACCTCTGGCACCACCGCATCACCATCGCCTCGCTGGCCGAGCGATACCACATCTCAACCGACATGGTTCGCAAGATCATTGCGATGCCGTATGACGAAGGAGGTGAGAACAACTAAGCACCGTCCTGTGAATGGCCCCCGTTTCATCGCTGCACGTGCAGCGGTGGGACGGGGGTCTTTGTCATGTCTATCAACAGAAAGGATCACGTGGATCTACCGCCCATCTTGCAAGACAGACGATTGCATCTCATCGAGATTGGCGAAGACGAACATGGTGCGTACCTCAAGTTCGCAGCCAATCGCAATCGTGTGCGTGAGGTGACGCTCTACATGCTGGCTCATGGGCCAGTGAAGTGGGAGTACGTCTACTCACTCTGGGATGCATCAACCAGGACCGTGACCACGTACCAAGGACCACACGGTGATCCCGAGCGGGATCGTCGTGTCGACATGAGAGGAGCCTGATGCCCTGGATCAAATCCACCTACACGTACGAGAAGGCCGTGACCGGCGAGAACGAGACTGTCCCGATCTACATCAACCTCGACCAAGTGCGTGCCATCCGTCGCACGCCCAACGGTTGGGCCCGCATCCTGTGGGCCGCACGAGTGGACGCCATCATCCTCGGCGAGACGTACGAGGAGTTCATCATCCGCGTACGGAACCTCACGGGGCCGGAAGCCGGGTGAGCGTTCCGGCGACACCACCAACCAACCAGCGCTGCACGTGCAGCGACCATCTCTACACGCCCAACTTCAAGGAGAACAACTGATGGCCAGCAAGGCCGTAGCCCGCAAGCAGGCGGAGATCGACGAACAGGTCGTCAACCTGCTCGCCCAGCTGGGTGGGACCAGGACCAAGGACGAGGAAGTCGAGTTCGCCGGGACGGCGTTCATCTTCCCCGAGAACTACCGCGGTGACCTGAAGGGGATCCAGAACTGGATCAACCGCTACGTCGAGGCCCAGAACGAGGTCGTGCAGGTCGTCAAGACCTTCAACTACCGACCGAACGACGGTGCGCACGCCACGTACCAGATGCTGAAGAAGTTCTTCGGCTACGCCCAGAGCAAGGCCAAGCAGGGGATGTTCGGTCCCGTGCCGCCCGAGGAGATCGTGATCCCGACCGGCTTCGTCGATGGTCGGCTGCAGACCATGAGCATCCCGTGGGGCGACATGGTGCTGCCCCTGGTCGGGGCCGTGATGTCGATGCAGATCAACTACGAGACGGACATGGGTCCGCTCTTCCAGCTGAACACCCGGTGCCGCAAGGTGCACAAGGAGGTGATCGAGGGCTTCTACAAGGCCGTCGAGGGCTACCTCGAAGAGCACTCGCTCTACCGGGGCCACGCCGTCAACGGTGCGATGGAGTTCATCGACACCGATCGAGTGGATCCGAAGCAGTTCGTCTACAGCGAGCAGGTGTGGGTCGACGCCGAGGTGCACATCTTCAGCCCGATGCGGGATCGCAAGATCCTGGATGGGGCGGGGCTGGACCCCAAGCGGGTCGTGCTGCTCGAAGGCCCGTTCGGCACCGGCAAGTCGGGCCTCGGTCGTACCGCCTCCAAGGTGGCGGTGGCCAACGGCTGGACAGCGCTGATCTGCCGACCGGGTCAGGACGATCCGTTCGAGGTGATGCGCACGGCTCGTCTGTACCTGCCCATCGAGGGCAAGGACACCGGTGGGTGCATGGTGTTCATGGAGGACATCGACGTGCTCAGCCAGCAGCACAACGATCCGCAGTACACCTCCAAGCTGCTCGACGCCTTCGATGGCTTCGAGACCAAGGGTCACCCGTTCGTGCTGGTGATGACCACCAACCACGCCGAGGAGATCACGCAGGGCATGACCCGACCGGGTCGCATCCACGGGATCATCTCGATCGGAGCGATGGATCGTCCCGGCGTGGAGAAGCTGTGCAAGACCGTCATCGGCGACAAGCTGGACCCCGACGTCGACTACGACGCCGTGTACGCAGCGACCGAGGGCTACATGCCGGCGTTCGTGCGGGAGGCCATCGAGCGCAGCCTGCGCTACGTCATCGCTCGCACCGGTGACGTGGGGATCATCACCACCGAGGATCTCGTCCACGCCTGCGGTTCGCTGCGGGCGCAGTTCGATCTCCACATGGCAGCCGAGGATCGACCGGGCAAGCTGCCCGCCCTCGACCAGATGCTGCGCAACATGATCACCGAGCAGGCGAACATCGATCCGGCCATCATCCAGCGCACGGTGCGCAACGCCGTGCAGCGCAGCGTGGATGGCGCCGTCCTCATCAGCGAGGACAGCGGCGACCACGAGTACACCGTCCGCATCCCGTGACCAACGTGAGGGCCCACTGCACATGCAGTGGGCCCTCACCCGTATCCCGCAAGGAGGAAGTTAATGGACGAATGGAAGATCTTCGGCGAGAACGAGGACGGCAGACCAGGCTCATTTGAAGAGATCCTGGAACTGACGAAGCACTTCGTCGAAGAGCACGACATGCCTCCGTACGAGGCGATGGGCTACATCATCGACATGGTCCGACCAGGCCACAGCGACAACAGCCACGACGTGAGGCCCATCTTCGTCGGTGCGATGTACGCCCTGGGCTTCGGCGAGTTGTCCGAGAAGTTCGGGTCCGTGTTCGTCAACACCATGCCGTGGGGCGTGGGTTTCTGCATCGGGGTCGACCACGACTTCGACTTCCACGCCACATCGCCCGAGGGGCGTCAGGCTGTCATGCGCTCGCTGTGCGTGATCCTGGAGTCAGGCGGCATGAACGTCTCGCTCGACGGCGAGCAGCACATCCTGATGCAGATGGGAGACGACGGCCCATCGACCAAGCTGAACATCGATGACATCGTCGCCGGGTTCCGACGCTCGATGGACGATGAGCTCGGCGAGACGCCCGAGCCCCGGCTCAAGTGGAAGGACAAGGCCATCGATCCCGAGGACCCGATCCGCAAGTGGATCATCTAAGACCGCTGCACGTGCAGCGATGATCTGGATCCCTGCTCCCTCTCTCGCAGGGGTCTAGAAAGGTAGGGGCCGTCGGGCTGTGCAAGCAGTCCGGCGGCTCCACCAACCAAGCAAGCCACACAGAAAGTAGAAAATGACTATTGACCTTGACGACTACGAGTTCGTCACCACACTCAATCCGATCGACGTCGCCAGTGTCAGAGATCCTGGCATGGCCTCGCTGGTGCTGCTGGCAGCCAGCATGGGCTGGAACGTCCTGCAGAAGCCACGCAACCCCGTGGTGATCACATCTCGGGGTGGCACGCAGAAGCGGCTGCCATCAGACACGTCGATCCGCATGAGCGTCTTCCAGACCAGCCTCTCGACGATCTTGGCCTACTCAGCGGCTGAGGACATGAAGGCAGGGACACCTGACCTGATCGACGCCATCGTCGCCATCACCAAGCCGTCGCACGAGCACCGCCGACGGCTGTACCTGGCGGTCGGCGAGGACACCAAGGCCCACCGAGACCGCGTGAACAACCACGAGGAAGGCCCCAAGGGCCCACGGGAGCCGCAGCCGCTGACCACCCGCATCGAGGTGCCGGAGATGCCCGAGCCCGAGCCCGAGCTCGCTGCACGTGCAGCGACGCTGATGGACAACGAGATGTACCGCCAGGGACCTGCGGACGGTGACGACCACGGGATGCTCGTGGACGTCGTCGAGTTCTTCCCAACTCGCCACACCGGCAAGGAGGTCCAGCTGCGCTACCTCAGCGACAGTAGCTACCAGCGGATCTGGGAGGACGACTTCGTCGACTACGTCTGCATCGTCTGCGGCCAGCCGAAAACCACGTCGAAGGGTATGGGCCCACATCGTCAGGCCCACTTCCGCAAGGGCGACATCGAGCGCGGGCCCTCGCCATGGGAGCGGCCGAAGGTTGCCATCGCCTTGCCAGAGCCGCAGGAGCCGATCCTGGAGTGGGAGACGCCCGAGGGGCTCGAAGAGCCCGCTGCACGTGCAGTGGAGGAAGAGGAGCCGCCGGTGCGCCAGGACCCCGAGCCACACATCAGCGTGCCTCCCGACCCGGAAGCCAGCGTGCTGGCTGAGATCCGGGCCCTCGTCATGCCCGACACCATGGAGTACGTCGCCAAGCTGGAGAAGGAGAACCAAGAGCTCCGCCTGCGCCTCGCTGAGGTAGAGGGTGAGTTCGATGCCTTCATCGACATGGCCACGTCCCGGCGCAAGCGCCCGGATGGAAGTTGACCCTGAGGTAGCTGCCCTGCTGGACGACCTGCCGGCGACCACGTTGCCGGATGAGCTCGTCCAGCAGGGCTGGGGCAAGATCAGCATGAAGCGGGCGCTGGGGTCTGGCCTCGCTGAGTTGAAGGCGCCGGACACCGAGCAGCAGCCTGTCTACGACCACGACTGCTACCAGTGCGGGCGCCCGATCGTCCCGGGGCGTGGCTACGTGTGGACCGACCACGCCGGGCGCTCGTGGTGTGACGCTGTGCTCGTCGAGGAGCGGATCCACCACAAGCACTTCCCCGAAGGGGAACTGGCGACCCGCCAGGCGGAGGCCAAGCTCCACGCCCAGCAGTTCGAGGACATGCAGGCTCGGATGCGGATCAAGCAGCCACCTACGCCCAGGGTCAAGGTCACCGGCATGTGCTCGGCCGTCAAGAACAAGCACCAAGACCACCAATGCATGTGCAACCACGTGGGCAACCACTTCGGCTTCCACGAGTGCACGTCCTGTCATCACCTATGGAGGTAACCCATGAACAACGACGACACCATCCTGGTGCTCGTCCCCACTACCGACATCCCACGGGGCAAGCCGACCTGGTCGAAGCAGTACTGCATGGTCTGCGGCCAGGAGGTCTGGATGTCGGACGAGGCCTACCGGTACTGGGAGCAGCGCGACTTCAAGCCAACGATCCAGTGCGCACCGTGCGCCGTGTGCTCCGCACCCGAGCTCAGCGGGGCCGAGTCGGTCCCCGGGACCGGCGTCGACAAGAAGACGCTGAAGGACATGGTCAAGTGGATGTCCAAGCGCTACGGGAAGAAGGAATCATGAACCGTGCTGCACGTGCAGCGAGCATTTCGGCGGCTCCACTGATCGTTGCCGCTGTGCTGGCCACATCTGGCTGCAGCGACACCACCCTGGAGGATTTGCCGAACAACAAGCAGGACATCGTCCAGGTCCCGGTGACCGTCTACCAGATGCCGGACCAGTTCCCGAACATCGTCTTCTTCTGCAACGGGACGACGGGGATGTACATCAACACACGGCAGGCCAACTCGACCGTCCTCAACCCCAACGATCCGAAGTGTGCCGACCATGGATGAGCTCGGCCTGCCCGACAACGAGTACGTCGGCCTGCGCCACGAGGATCGCGAGTTCCTGGAGGGCTACGTGCGTGGCGACGTCAGCAAGGAAGAGTTCGTCGCCCGCTACGGCCAGCCCGATGGCACCATCGCCATCCCCGTGTTCATCGTCGGCGTCCCGAAGCAGAAGGAGGACGACCATGGATGAGGTCACCTGCGCCGACTGCGGCGTTCCCCTCGTCACGAAGCTGGGTCGCTGGGCCCAGGTGATCAACAAGGAGGCCTCCCAGCAGTGGGAGTTCTGCTGCCGGGTCACGTACCGGATGACGCCCGAGGGTCCGTTCCTCGAAGCAGCCGACTACCACTGCATCGACAAGGCACGGCAGGTCCACTGGACGATCACACCGAAGCGAGACGACGAGTGACCGGCGTCGCGCTAGGCATCGCCATCGGTGCCGTGATCGTCGGCATCGTCAACCTGTACATCCAAGTAAGGAGGCACAAGCGTGGTTAAGCGCAAGATCGCCACCGGGGACGAGCAGGACGTCCACACCGGATGGCGGAAGTACTACTGCTGGACGCAGCGAGCCGGAGCGACCGCTGCGGTGAAGCGTCGGACCCGTCGTCGTGAGCGGCGTGAAGGCAAGGTCGAGACACGTCGGGAGGCCAGAGATGGCTGACGAACCGCTGTCCGATTTCCCCGGACCGCTGTACCAGCGGTGCGAGGACCCCGACTGCAAGTACGCACACGGCGCTGATCCGCCGCGTGTCCACTACCACTTCAAAGGAAAGGGTGATGGCTGATGTAACCGAGCCGCTTGACACGACGCACCGCGTTTCGCAGGTGCTCACCGCCCTCGTACGTCAGGTGTTCACAGACCTCCAGAAGCAGGCAGCGACGTGGGAGCCACGTCCCATGCCTGATGACTGGGAAAGGCCGCTGCACGTGCAGCGGCAAGAGCAAGGGAGGAGAGATGACAGGAACACCGCCGCCTGAGGATCTGGAGTGGGAGCAACCACCCCCGACCGCAGCCCGGCGAGGCAGCAAGTGGGACGCAACCGCTGCTGCCCTGAAGAACAAGCCCGGCAAGTGGGCGTGCATCGGGCGTGACGTCCCGACCACGATCGTCACGACCATCAATCGTGGCGAGCTCCGCTGCTTCAAGCCAGCTGGTTCCTTCGAGTGCGTAACTCGGAACCACACCAGCCGGTGGCAGGCAGACGTATACGCCCGCTACGTCGGAGAACAACAAGAGCACGCGTGACCAACACGCGGGTCTGCGGCGGGTGCCAGGGGGTCATCTCTGGCACCCGCCGTTTCGCGTTGGCAACCGCCATCGCCAACCATGAGAGGACGTGCCCTTCACGGAGGGCCGTCCTGCAAGGAGAACAACAACATGAAACGACTGATCCTCGTCGGCGCCCTGGCGGCGCTGACAGCGTGCACACCCGCCCAGATCGCAAGGTGGCAGGAGTGGCACGCCCAGGACCCAGCCGCAGCCGAGGCGTTCGCCAACCAGCCAAGCGTGCAGCAGCAGCTGCGCAACCGACCAAGCGCAAGCGCTCCCCGGCCCGCCCAAAACCAGCCCAGGATCCGGGCACCGCGTAGCTCCGGTGTGAACTGGGACGCTGTCGCCCGTTGCGAGAGCGGTGGGCAGTGGCATCATCCACCCGTGACGAACCGCTACGGCACGTTCTCGGGTGGGCTCATGATCATGAACTCGGCGTGGCGCAACTTCGGCGGCACCCAGTTCGCTCCGCTCGCCTACCAGGCGTCGCGGGAGCAGCAGATCATCGTCGCCGAGCGCATCGCCGCTCGGGTCGGTGCCGCCCGAGCCTGGCAGTGCATCTGATGGCCGGTGACCCGCTCACCGGCAAGGACTTCGTGGTCCACGAGCAGATCACCACGTGGGAGCAGGCGCTCGGGATCCTGCGGGAGAACCGGGAGCAGCTGCTGGCGTCGATCGATCGGTTCAGCCGATCGTCCGATCCCCGAGAGATCCTGGCCGCTGGCCTGTCCAGCAGCCTCGTCCTCACGGAGGTGATGATCGCCATGGTCCAGAGCGACATCACGATGCCGAAGTGAACGTGTGCGTGATCTGCCAGGGTGACGGCGTGCTGCTCACCGCCGGCCAGTGGTACTGCGTCGACCACGTCCACGAAGGCTTCATCGCCACCGCTCGGATGGTGGCCCGCATCCTCGGCACCGACGAGTCGGAGGCTGAGGACAAGGCCTGGCGTTGGGCCGAAGAACTGTGAGCAAGAGGCAACCCGATTTCGACATCGGCGTTGCCTACCTGCTCGCGGCATTGGTACTCATTCTGATCTTCTCGATCTTCATGGGTACCCGTTAAAGAATGACCCCGGTCGCCTCCTTCGGGAAGCGGCCGGGGTCTTTTTTTGTGCCCCGATTCAGGTGTACTCGCCTGGGTCGTAGCTCGGAGCGGGCGGTGGCGGCACCTCGATGCCGTTGTCGATCAACCGCGTGACCACCCGGTAGATGTACTCGCGCTGCTCTAGCAGGAGGTGACGCAGCGCCTCCACCTCGTCGGTGAGATCGTTGATCTCTCGACGGGTGACCCGTCGCTCGCGGCGTCTCACTTCGTGCGTCGTGATGTAGATCGCCCCCACCCCAGCGACCGAGGCGACGACGACGTCTACAAGACCAGCCACCCCAGGCTGAGGGCGGCGAGGCCGAGGGCGATGACCGTGGCGTAGAACGTCTTGACCTGGAAGGCCACGAAGGCAGCGACCAAGAAGATGACCAACGCCACCAGGAACATGACGTCAGCGAAGCCGGTGTTGCCGCTGGCGATGTCGGCGATCACCACTGCCCGACCGCCTGCGGCATGGCCTGGGCCTGGTTGCCCTGGGCGATGCGAGCCAGCAGGGCCCGACGCATGGCGTCACGATCAGCCATCTGCTGCGGGTCGGCGGGCTGCTGGGGTGCCGGGCCACCGAGACCATGCGACATCCGGTTGCAGGTGAAGGCGCGGATCGCAGCCTGCTGGCTCATCTGCTGCGGGTGCTGAGGCTGGGCCGGGGCCCGCGACATCCCACCCTGGGGCGGCTGCGGCGGCGACCACACCTGCGGCGGCGCCTGCTGCATCCCGTAGTTGAACGGCCCACCACCCCACTGCCCGGCTGGCTGGACCTGAGCACGCTGGCCCATCAGCTGCTGGAGGTAGGCCAGCAGCCTCGGGTCCATCAGTACCTGCCCTGCGCCGGGCGCTTGCCCATCAGCTTCGGCGTCTTCTTCGGCGGCAGTTCCTTGCTGATCTGCCCCGCCTTCTGGGCGGCGAGGGCCTGGGCCGTGCGCACGTCGGAGGCCGCCTGCCGCCGCCTCGCTGCAGCCTGCGCAGCGGGCGGCACCATCTTGGCGTTCGATGCCCCGGTCGACGGGTTGACTCGGATGTTGGACTTCGGCGGCTTGCGTGCGGCCATCACTTCACCTTCTTCAGCTTGGGGTTCTTGCGCTTCGCCGCAGCCGAGGCGTTGCGTGAGGACTTGGCGAGGATCGCCCCCGCTGCCTTCTGCGACACGCCCTGCTGCTTGGCGATCTTGTTCTGCACCGACTTGAAGCTCATCCTTCCTCCTTCATCCAGGCCAGTCGGCCACACGCTCCCAGCCGCTCCACTGGCCGGGACCCGCGGGGTAGAAGATGTGCCACAACGCGCCGTCGAGACCCTGACCGCAGACATCGAGACGCAGCGGCGTGCCCGCTCCATCGGTCTCGCCGGTGACGCACGGGTCACCGGCCAGGCCACCGCCCAGGTCCTGCCACGGCGACCAGTGGCCATGCTCGACGTCCCACCAGTTGTGGTACAGCCGGCCGTCGTTGGCGCCGGTGACGAAGTTGTCGAGCCGTCCACCACCGAGGTAGATGCTCGCTGGGTTGGCCATGTCCACCTCCGGTGGGTTGGGGTTGGCCCGCAGGATGCATTCGCTCCGCACGTCCCACAGATCCCAGGTCCCGCTCGACGTGCACGAGCGCGGCACCCACGGACCCTGCACCGCGTTGGCGGTGGCCGGATCGATCTTGCGATCGGGAGCGTAGAACTGGTGGGTGCTCACGTCGTCGGGCTGGTTGCCGAGGTCGGCATTGAGCACGTTGCTCACCGTGAAGGCAGCGTCGATCTGCGCTCGGGGGTAGGCCTCGCCGACCCCGTTGTTGCAGATCTCCATGCTCACGGCGTACTCGTTCATTCGGTCCTGGGGCACCTTGCCCCGACTGAACGACAGGCTCTTGCCCTTGCCGTTGGTGTTGGTGGCGCCGGCGGCCAGCACCCACACCGTCCCCGTCCGATCGACCATCAGGTTGGTGATGGGGCGGCTGTCCGACGAGTAGCACATGTAGTACGCGTCGTTGTCGGGGGTGGTGGCCGAGGCCGTATGGTGCCACATCACGCAGAGTGGACGGCCGGGCTCGTAGCCCCCCGTGCTACGAGACCGGGTCGTCCAACCGCTGTAGCGCACGACGGGAACGCCGGCTGCCTCGATGGCGTCGGCCATCCAGGTGAGCCAGACGTTGCCCACTACTCCTCCTCGGGTTCCGTCTCTTCGTCGACGTCGACCGAGTCCGGCTCGTCGCCGAACTCCACGTCCTCATCGGGCTCGACGGGCTCGTGCTCATCGCTCACGGGATGCCTCCAGGCGGATCGAAGTAATGGGTGTAGGGGAACGAGTCGTCGTGCTGGGGGCCGATCGGCTTGGTGCCGAGGGCCACCTCCTCGGGGGTGCTGGCGTACTGGTCCTCGGGGTCCGTCCACCCCGTCGACCGCTCGCCGAAGCTGACGTCGCTCACGCCGGCGTCTCCTCCGGCGGCGCCTCCGTCGTGCCGGCCATGACTTCGGCATCGAACCCGGGATCAGCCTTCTGCGCTTCCGAATCCCACGGGGTCTCGATGCGCTTGCCGGTGACCGGGTCGTAGAAGTCGGGAGCCGAGAACGAGCCGTCGTGCTCGGGACCGACCGGCTTCCCATCCTTGCCGTCCTTGGTGTACTGCGACTCCTCGGCGGGTGCGTCGGACTTCTTCGTTGCCATGTTCTCTCCTTGCTACGGGATCGTGATCGGGCCCTTGAACGGGGCGCCGACACCCATCGTGATGTACATGTCGTCGTAGAAGCCAACGGCTCCCCTGGTGACGATCTTCACCGTGTCGAAGGTGGTCTTGGTGCCAGCGTTCTTGGTGTCGACGTTGGTCGCCGAACCGATGCTGGTGCCGTTGACCTTCATGTTGTAGGTACCCAGCGTGTCGTGCAGCTTGATCTGCAACTCGATGTAGGTCCAGGTGCTGGAGGGCAGCAGGCCGCCGGCGCTGGTGATCACACCGCTGAAGCCACGGATGTACAGCAGCAGCGACCCGGCGCTGTTGTAGCTGATGTAGGCGTGCTGCGTGGCCCCGGCATCGGAGAAGAAGTCCACGATGTGGGTCTCGCTGCCGAACCCGGCGGTCTTGAAGGCGAGGCCGCACGTGAGGGTGTCGGACTCCTTGGCCGAGGGGATGGCGAAGCTGATGGCGTCGGTGAAGTTGCCCTGCATCTGGGCGCACTTCCCGGTGCGACCGCCGGTGGGGCACGTCGGGGACCCGGAGATCGACCAGGGCGCGGTGAGGAAGTCGTTGAACGGCTCCATCATCACGTCGCTGTAGGTGGTAGCCGCAGCCACCCCCGACGCCATCACCCCGACGCTGGTCACGCCATGTCGCCGATCATGACCCAGGCGTTGGCGGCGATCTTCTTCGCCGTGCACGCCGAGTACTGGGCCCGGGTCTTCAGGCTCGGCGTGCCGTTGACCGTGGCCCCCGAGCCCGCAGCGAACGTGACCTGACCCGCACCCAGCTGCAGGAAGTCCACCTCGGCTCCGATCGGGAACGCCTGGGTGGCGTCGGACGGCATGGTCACGGTGATGGCAGCAGCGTTGGCCAACGTGACCATCGTGTTCTCGTCGACAGCGACCGGGGCGTAGGTGGTCCCCGTCTGGCTGTTCAGCGGGCGTCGGATCGGAGCGCCGGACGCCGAGGCCGGGACCTTCCACGTCCCGTCAGCGCACAAGAAGACGGAGGCATCGCCGCCCGAGGGCGGCACGATGCCACTGGCCGAAGACGTGAAGGCGCTGATCGTCAGCGTGCGGTCGGCGCTCAGGTCGCCACCACCCGACAGCGGGGCCAGCGTGTTGATCTTGCGGGCCGTGGGCACCGGGGCGGCGACGGCAGCCAGGGTCACGAAGCGGGCATCGACCGCATCCATCTGCGCATCGACGTTGGCCCCGGTGACGTACGTGCGCCCGGTGTTGTCGGCCGTGATGTTGGCTGCGCTGTGGGCGGAGACGCTGGCGACGTGGTTGTTGAGGGCGGTGGTGTTGTTGCCGATCGCCGCCGTGTTGGTGTTGATCTGCGACCCAGCCTGAGCCAGCTGCGCCTGCACGTCGGTGCCGATCAGCGGAGCAGCGTTGGGCACCGCGCTGATCGCCGTCGCTGCGTGTGCAGCGGTGGGATTCGAGATGTGGCTGGACAGGGCGTTGGTGGCCTGCGTGGTGAGGCGGCCGACCGTCATCTTCTTGGTCGTCGTCCCGTTCTGCACGACGAGCAGGTCGGAGTCGACCGGCGCTGTCTGCTCCGGGAGCTCGGGGATGGTGACCCGTGGTGCTGCCATCAGCCAGCCTTTCGTTGCAGTCGTTCGAGCTCACGCTTCATCGCGTCGCGCTGCGTGTAGTACCGGTTGAAGTATTCGTTCTGCTGCTGCTTCGGGGTCAAGGTCCTGACCGGGGCGCCGGCCCCGATGCGCAGGATCGACTCCAACCGACGCTGCTTGCCCTGGTCATCGGAGGGCAGCAGCCGTGACGTCCGATCGGCCAGCGGGTTTAGCGCCCGGTAGGCGTTGGCGAAGGCGGCATCCACCTCGCCGCCCTTCTCCTGCCCGAAGATCCGAGCCAACGCCTGCAGCGGCAGGTTGGTGATGCCCGACGCCGGCGTCGTCTCGCCGGGCTCGAAGCTCTGGCCGGTGAAGATGTCCTTGCGGGTGGCGAACTCGACCGGCGCCGAGAACAGCGGGTTGGCCTGGCTGAGCACGGCGCCCGGGCGCTTCAGCGACAGGAAGTCCTCGAAGTCCTGGAAGTCCTGCTGGATCCGGGAGTACCCGGTGTCGGGCATCACGTAGATCGGCAGGCCACCGGCGTCCCTGAGGATCGGGATGTTGGTCTTCGGGATCTTGAGCCCGGTGTTCCACGCTCCGGCCTTGGTCCAGTAGGCGGGCGTGTACTCCTCGTCGTCGGAGCGGAAGTTGGCCACGAAGTTCTCGTAGAGGCGGTAGCCCCGGGGATGCGTCCACATCTCCGACACCTGCATCGGCAGGTTGCGGGAGGCGAACGTCCAGAACGGGACGATCCGCTTCATCTTCTCGTCGAAGCTGGAGATCTCGCCGTAGTCGAAGTGGATGCGGTTGATCCGCTGGATCGCCGAGGTGACGTCGTCGCCCGCCTTGACCGAGTCGAGCGCCATGCCCAGGCGCAGGCTGCCCTCAACCCGCTCGCCGACACGCTGCGACCAGCGGGTGGCCTTGTTGCGGGTCAGCTTCTCCATCCGATCGGTGATGCGGTTGTGCTCGGTGATCTCGGCGAAGCCGGGCTCGGTGAATCGGCCACCCGCACCGGAGCCATGGGTGGCATCGAAGGCGGCACGGATCTCGTCACCGGTGAAGCCCTTGTAGTGCTCGACGTTCTTCAGCCACTCCTCGCCGCCGTCCATGTACTGCTTCCACAGCTGGGCCCCGGCCAGCTGCGTGGCCATCGGCACGCCGTCGATGGAGTTCATGAAGATCCCCGACAGAGCGTTGCGCATGTGGAAGCCGGGGGTCAGCGTGGCGTAGGTCTTGAACAGGTTGGTGATGGCGTTGAAGGTGCGACCGAACAGCACCCGGTCCCGGGTCTGCTCGTACAGGTTGGTGAAGGACTTGTGCAGGTTGCGGGAGAGGATGATGTCGCCCTCCTGCAGCAGGGCCTCCTTGCCGCCGGTGGCGTCGTAGAGCATCTTCCAGTTCTGGCCGACCGTGGTCAGCATGATGTCGAGCGTCTTGTCGTTGGGGTTGGCGACGGCGTCGATGGCACCCTGCACCTGCTTGGAGGTGAGGTCGTTCTCGGTCAGGCGGTCCGCCTCCTGGCGGGCGTCCTGCAGGATCCCCTCGACCGTGGCCAGGTCCTTGTCCAGGAGCTCGGGGTTCTGACGCGCCACCTTCTCGATGTCGTCGGCGACCTTCACCACGTCCATCTTCTTGGTGACCTTGTTGTCGACGATCACCTTGCGCTGGGCCCTGGCCTCCTCCCGCTGGGGGATGAACTTGGCCTTCTCGTTGAGCGCTGCGTCGACCTGTGTCAGGGTCTGGGCCCGGTCGCGGATGGGCAGGAGGGTCTCATCACGTTCTTGCTCAGCAATACGCTTCACTTCTCGCCGAGCATCAGCGGCTGTGTCGGTGGCGACCTGGCGCTCGGCGGCGATGTTCTCCCGCTGCTGGCGGAACTCCTGACCCACGGGCCCAGCCTCGATGTCGTGGGCCTGACGTTCGAGGTTGGCGATCGCTTCCCGCTCGGTGCCGGGAGCGTATGGCTGACGACCACGCAGTTCGGTGGTCCGCTGGGGAGCGCCCTGCTCGCTCAGGCTGAAGACCTGGCGCTGCGCTGGCTCGGTCGGCTCCAAGGATTCGGCGAAGGCACGCGCCTTGAGTTCGTCACCCGTGCCCATCGTCGGGGGGATCCGGGTCCCGGCGGGCTCGTTGCCGAACCGCTCGACGAAGGAGCCGGGGTTGTACCCAGCACGCAGCGCCTCCTCGACCGGATCAGTACGGGGCAGGAGCTCGGTGCCCGGCGTCACGACCTTGTCCTGCATCGTCTGGTTGATGAGGTTCCGCTGCTCGACATCGATGTCGTTGAGCACACCCTGGAGATCACGACGCTGGGCGTCGGTGAGGTAGACGACGCCCGCATCCTCCATCACCTGCAGCTTCTGGTCGGCCTGCCGTAGGTTCCGGGCCAGCTTCTTGTACTCCTCCGACGCCGGGTACCCGCCGACCCTCAGGTCCTTGGGCAGGGTCCCGGCCCGGACGTCGGCGATGAGGGCGTCGCCAGCACGGGTGCTGCCGTGGATCGCCTGCTCGGCCCGGGTCACATCGCCGGCCGCCTTGAGGTACTCGTCACGGTGTTCGAGCGCCTGCTTGTACGCACGGTCGGCGTTCATCCACCCGTTGCGCACCTGGTTGGCAGCGAACTCCGCTCGTCGGCTGGCCTCGACCGCCCGGTCGTAGGCGGCCCGGGCCTCGGACTCGGTCATGTTGCGGTGGCCCTTGGTCATGTCCAGGTACGCCCGCTCTTCAGCCCGCTGGGCTTCCCTCACCGAGTCCTCGGCGGCCTTGACGTCCTCGGTGTACGTCGCCTTGGTGGCGTCGTTCAGCGACCGCAGGTTCCGCTCATTCTCGACCGAGGCTTCGAGGCGCTGGGTGATCTCGTCGGCCCGCTTGCTGAAGGCGTCGTACTGCTGGCGCACCTCACCCGGCATCAGCATCGACACGCCGGAGTCGAGCAGCTGACGGTCGGCGTCGCGCTGGCCTTGCGGGATGCCGGGTCGCACATCTCGCGGCTGCTCGGCTCGGATGTCGTTGACCGTCGTGCCGGTCGTCGGCGGCTCGATCGGCACCGGCACCCGCTCCTCGCCGGAGCCGAAGCCGAGCATCGAACCACTGGGCAGGCGAGCGAGCTCGTCGTCGCCGGTGACGGGGTTGTGGTGCTTGAGGTACACCATCGACTCGACCTGGCTCCGGGCGTTGGCGTCGGCCTTATCCCTCGCTGCACGTGCAGCGATCACCTTGGGGTCCTCGTTCATCGCCGTCTCGCGGGCCACGTCGTTGGCGATCACCGACTCGGCGGCGTGGCGCTCGTAGTACTTGCCACCCTTGGTCGTGAACTGCCCGCCCATGGACTTGGCTTCACGGGCTGCCTTGTTCCGCTGGGCCTGGGTCAGGCTGGGGTCGAGGGCCTCTGCCTTCTTGGCCTGCCACTCCCGGTAGGCCTGGTTGTACTCGTCGTAGTTCCGGGCCCGCCCCGCCGGACGCTGGGCCAGGAGATCCGCCCCCTCCTGCGTGAGTGCCAGATCCGGCGGGACGGGCTGCTCCACCGTGCGTCGCCCTTGCGGGAGGGTAGGCACGGCCCGGCTGGCCTCGATGTTCGCTGCCGCCTCTTCCGGCGTCAGCGTCGAGGGTGGGAACTGCCTGGCGTTGGTGAGGCTCTCGACGGTGGTGAACGTCTGCGGCTCGGCCATGTTCGAGCGAGCCAGGATGTCCTGCGTCGTGCTGCGATAACGCTGTTTTCGCAGGTAGTCCTCGACGGCCAGCTTGGCCTCACGCTCGGAGGCGAAGGTGACGCTGCGCAGCCCGTCGTCGTGCTGGTTGAACGCCATCCAGCGGGTGGGACCTGGGCCCTCGGGCAACCCGAGAGGTGCTGTTGGCTGCCGAGGACCCAGACCTCCCTCAGGCATGTACCGGAACGGTTCGCCACGCTGGTGGGGTGGCGCGGCCATGAACGGTTCGACGGTCCACCCTTCGTCGGGACCAGTGAGCGCAGCGACCGAGCGCGTCTCCTCGCCGACGCCGGGCACCTCCTTGGTGGTCCAGCGTCGGGTGATGCGCTTGGTCGGGGACTTGGCGGCGGCGGGCTCAGGCTCGGAGGGCGTCGGTGCCTCCGGCGTCGGCGCCGGCTCGGGCTCGGCCATGAACGAGCGCTGGTGTTCGATCTCGTCCTTGGCTTCCTTCTGCGTCTTGAAGGTGCCGAAGTCGTAGTTGCCGTCGTCGAAGGTGACCCGCCACTCCTTGCCCGCCTTCTCCATGGCGAAGCCGTCATCGCTGGCGAAGCTGCCATCAGGCTGGCGCTTCAGCGTGGTATCGAGGGTGGGTGCAGGCGGCGGCTCTTCGGCCGGGACCCGAGCCACCGGTTCCGCCCCGGCCTCCGGTCCACCGCCTGCACGGATCTGTTCCTCGACGCGGTTGAGTTCGTCCTCGATCGAGTCGGCGGTCTCGTCGTCGCCGGCTTCGACCGCATCGCGGAAGCGGTTGGTCAGATCCTGGCGCTGGGCCATCAGGTCTTCGGCCGGGGGCGCCGCCTTCGGCACGTCGGGCACAGCCTGCTCGGTGGCCTGGCGAGCCCGCGCCTCTTCCATCTTCTGGCGCAGCTGAGCCTGGACGTCGGGCGGCGCTGCCGAGCGGATCGGCTCAGGGGCGGTCGCCTGCACGGTCGCCTCAGGCGACGGCGTCGGCACGTCGGGCGGCATCGGCGTGATCTCACGCGACTCGGCGACGATCTCCTTCACCGCATCGGTGGTCTCCTGCGTCAGCTTCCCGTCGACCGTCCGGTAGATCGGGATGCCCTGCTCGCGCATGTGGTTGAGGGCGTCGACGTACAGCTGACGCTCGGCGGCGAAGCGGTCTTCGCTGTTGAAGTTCGAGCGGATGTAGGCGTTGGCCTCCTGCACTCGCTCCTTCGACACGTACCGGGGGTGCGCCGCCTCGGCCTGGCGCACCGCTTCCTCGGCCTTGTCGACCGGCTCCTGCAGGATCTTGCGACGTCGGGCCGCCTCGGCCTTCATCTCGCTGGAGCCCTTGAGGTACTGCGCTTCGAGCTTGGCCTCCTGGTCGTTCAGCCGACGCAGCGTCTTGTCGAGCTCGGTCCTGATGCGGCGCTGATCTCTGGGGATCTGCTTGCCGTAGCGGTCGGTGATCTCCTTGATGGCGTCCTCGGTGTCGGAGATCTGCGCCCGCACGGTGTGCGACAGGCCGACCAAGTCGTCGACGTTCTCGCTGTTGAGGGGACCGACCTTCTTGATCTCGGCGTCGACCTTGTCCAGCACCAGGTTGATCCGCTTGATCTGGGTGTCGGCCTCCTTCTCCTTGCGCTTCAACCCGTCCATCAGCTGCGAGCGCAAGTCCTTCAGGTTGTCGGCCAGCGTCGAGCGGGTGGCCGTGACGTCCTTGCCGATGGCCTCGGTGTACTGGTGCCCGTTCTTGATCAGGTAGTCGCGCTGCTGCTGCGTGGCGTCGTAGGCCTTGGTCCAGCCGAACAGCTGGTCCCACTTCGACGTCGGCTCCTCACCCTTGGCCGGGATGACACCGGCCCGCTGCCCGGCGACGAAGCCCTTCTTGACCTGCTCGACGACCGGGTTGGTGCGGGCCCACTCGTTGCGCTTGACGATGGCGTCCCACTTCTCGCCCGTCATCTCGTGCATGAACGGGCTCTTGCTGGCCAGCATCCGGTCGAGGGCGAAGTCCCGACCAGCCTGACGGGACACCGACGAGACGTAGGCCTCGCCGATCTTCGCCGGGTCGTCCATGTAGGCCTTGCCCTTGAACTCCGGGAAGGCCTGCTTCAGCTGATCGTTGAGCTCCTCGATCGTCCCGTCCTTGAGGGTGATCGTGCGATCGCCGACCTTGAAGTCCTTGGCCACGCCGACCGTCTCGGGCTTCAGCTGCCGGGCCTTGTCGAGGTTGTGGCTGCTTTCCAGCAAGTCGTCGCTGGTGAACTTCGCCGCCTTCATGTACTCCTCGACCGACTTGTCCTGGAGGTGAGCGTTGAGGAAGCGCTTGAACTCCGGCGTCATCAGGTGCGGGACGTAGGTATCGGGGTTGACGTGCGGCGCGTCGCCGAGCATCTTGCGCCCGGTCACGTGCTCGTACAGGTCGGGCAGGTCGTGGCCGAAGAACTGGTTCACCCGGTTGCTCTCGCCAGCCTTGGCCTCGGCGTCGTGGAACAGCTGACGCAGTTCGGACTCGCCGCCCTTGCCCTTGAACTCGCGGATGAATGTGGTCAGCATCCGGTTGCCCCGACCCTCGAACACGTTCTTGCCCTGGCGCAGCAGGTTGTGGAGGCGGATGTGCGACGCCGCCTCGAAGGCGTCGCCCTTGGCGCCACGGCTGAGGATGCGACTGGCCTCCTCGGTCCCCTTGGTGGCGAACTTCTCCATCGCCTTGCCGAGCAGCGGGGTGTCGTTGGCCAGGGCCCGCAGCGCTCCGGTGATGTCGGCGGTGCGCTGCACGATGCGACCGGTGTGGGGGAGCTCGATGGCCGCCTCACCGATACCGAAGCCCAGCGCCGGCTCGCCGAGACCGATGGCCTCCCGCAGCGCTGGGTCGCGGATGGTGTTGAAGCCACGCTCGCCAGCACGGGCGAGCTCGGGGCCGTACTGCTCGTAGAGATGCGGCGCCTTCTCGGCGATCTCCCCGAGGAACGCCTCCCTCGCCTTGCGTCCTTGATGCAGCGGCATCTCTCGCTGCGGGATCTGGCTCGCTTCCTCGAACAAGCGCCGCGCTTCCGCATCCTTGCGGTTCGACTCGATGACGAGTTCCAGCCCACGCTGCGCGGTCTCGCCGAGCTTGGCCCCTCGGGGTGCGATCTCCTCCAGGCCCTCGGTGGCCTTGGCCGCACGGGCCAACGCCCGCGATTCCTCCAGCGCCCGGGCCGCCTCGGCCAGCTTGCCCGACTTCTCCAGCGCCCCACCGACACGGGTGGCACCACCGGTGATGTACATCGTCGGGTCGAAGGCCACGTCGCCGATGAAGCCGCCGACCCGGTTCACCCACTCCGGGTTCTCCTGGTTGAGGAGTTCGCCGTAGCCGTAGGTCGAGCCCGGCTTGACCTTCTCCCACGGGCTGCGGGTGTCCTTGTTGGCCTGGTCGATGTCGATGGCGTTGATCAGCTGGCCGAAGCCGGGGATCAGGTTGACCGCCCCGGTGACGTAGGGGTTGTCGATCTTGTGCTCGATGCGCGCCGCCGTCTCGGCGCCGAGCACACCGCTGCGCTGGGCCGTGCCGAAGACCCAGTCGATGGGGGTGAGGACCGCCTTGGACACCGGGTTCCCGAGGGCGATGCCCAGGCCCTTCTTGTACCACGGGGTCTGATCCCAGGCCTGGTTCTCGGCCTGCTGCTGGGCCTGCTCCTGGCGCTGCTTCTGGGCCGCCGGCGAGTTCATCACCTTGTCGAACTCGGCCGACCAGTCGACCGGACCGGCGCTGCGTTGCACCGCCTGGGTGCGTGACGGCGGTGCCGTCGTACGCCTGCCGCCGGTGCGCTGTGGCGGTGACGGCTGGCGCTGGGCGACCGGGACTTGGCGCCCCGGCGAGTAGACGACGACGCGTCGCTGGGGGTTCTGCGCTGCATGTGCAGCGGCCAGGATCTCCAGCGGACTAGCCATAGAGCATCCGAGCGGCGTTGGCGTTGCGCGACGCCATGGCGTCACGGAACGGCGTCTGTCCCGACCGGCTCAGCACGTAAGCCCGACCGATGGCAGCGGCGACGGCGTTGATCGGGTCACGGTACGTGGCCTGGAAGGCGGCGTTGGCCGCCTGGCTGCGCCGAGCGACGGCGTCGTTGGCCCGCTGCCGCTGGCCCGACACGGTGTCGTCGGCGACGTGGTACGGACGACTGCCACCCGAGGGCTTGGTCTGCGTCAGCTGCCCGTTCGGTCCCTTCGTCTGGCTGTACACCCGGGTCGACAGCGGCTGCTGGTCCTTGCCCCCGAAGGTGAACGGCACGGCGTTGCCCGCCTGGTCGGTGATGGCGAAGGGCGTCGTGCCTTCGGTCTGGATCCCCTTGGCGTTGGCGGCCCGCTTCATGGCGGCGTCGATGAAGCTCTTGCGCTTCTCGTCCTCGGCCTGGATGTAGGCCGCCGTGCCCTTGGTCTTGCCGGGGATCTCCGATCCGGTCTTGCGGAAGTTCTGGTAGTCGAGCTCGGCCGCCTTGTTGGCGGCTTCGAGCGAGTCCTTGTCCAGCCCGTAGGGGTTGCCCGGCGCCGCGCCAGTCGGCGCGGTGTGGGCGCCACCGCGGTAGGCCGCCATCATCTTGTCGAGGTCGTCGGCTGCCTTGCCCGACGCCTGGGCCTGGGTGTTGAGCCCGGCGACGTACTTGTCGTAGCCGCCCAAGGTCTTCTGGTAGTCGGCCGACGAGGCGAGGATGTCGTCGAACGACTGCCCGCCCTCGGCCGAGGCGAACTGCTTGATGTAGTCGGGGTCCTCGTACGTCGCGGTCGGGTAGGGGATGCCGAACTTGTCGTAGGCCAGCATCTGCGGCGTCTTCTTCATCGCCTCTTCGGGCGTCTTGGAGTACGACAGCCCGGTCTGCGGATCGGTGTAGGCCACGTCGGGGTCGTTCATCAGGTCCGACCACACGTTGGTGGTGAAGGCCCGGACCGTGTCCGTGTTGTACGTGGAGTCGCCGAGCTTCTTGGTGCTGCCCTGGCCGCCGATGCTCAGCCCAGCCGGACCCTCCTGCTTCAGCGGGCCCATCGAGGCCAGCACCGACGCCTTCAGGTCCTTGCTGTTCTGGTCGAGCTTCGGGTCGTCGGGCGCGTTGACGTACTCGTACAGCGCCTCCTCGGCCTGAGCCGGGGACAGGCCCTTGTTCAGGATCTGATCCGACACGAAGGCCTGCCAGCCGCCGCTCTGAGCCAGCGACTCCGCCTTGCGCCGACCAGGCAGGTTGACCGGGGAGCCGAACTCGTACGTCGGCGTGAAGGCGTTGGGGTCGTAGCTGCCCGCCCCGCCGTAGCCGGACAGGATGTTGTCGACCGACAGCGAGCCCATGTCCTGCAGCAGGTTGACCTTGCCCGCCACCTGAGCCCGGTCGGAGTTGTTGATCTTGCCCTTGGTGGTGAAGCCGGCGACCGAGGGCTGGATGTCGGAGCCCTCCGACGTGGGCGTGAAGTCCATCGTCGTGTCGGGGTAGCTGAAGTCGAAGCCGCCCGGGCTCGCCGTCGTCGGGTTGAAGCTCGTCGCCGTGCTGCCGCCCATCGCCTGGCTCATGAGCATGTCCTGCTCGTCGGGCGTCAGGCTCGACCACCACTGGTCATCGAAGCTCATCGGTTACCTCCCGGCCATCAGCGTGTCGAGGTTCGGCATCGCCACCTTGGAGCCCTTGAGCTCCGGGAACAGACCGAGCAGGGCCTGCATCTGGGCGTTGATGTAACTGTTCTGGTTCGAGGTGTTGAGGTCGGCGACCTGGTTCGCCCGCTGCCAGTTCTGCATCGCCTCCTGCTGCGCCGTCTGGTAGTTCATCTGGTCGACCTGCTGCTGGTAGGCGGCCTGGGCCTGGCTGCGCTGCAGGCCGATGCCGGTCTGGCCCTGCAGGGCGGCGACGTCGAGGGCTCGGTCGGTGACGCCCTGGTTGATCTGGGCGTTGCGCAGGCGGTTGGCCTGGGCGGTGTCCTCGTTGGCGCCGAGGATCCTCCACAGGTTGGAGAACGCAGCGTTGCCGGCGGCCTGGCCCTGCACCTGCTGAGCGGCGACGGCGGGGTTCACGCCCTGACCGACCATCATGCTCTGCATCTGCTGGGAGTTCATGCCCGGGCCCTGGGTCTGGTAGTTCGGCTGCTGGAAGGCGTTCTGGTAGCTGTTCGTGAGGTACGAGTTCAGGTTCTGATACGCCTGCTGGGCCGCCGCCCGGTCGCTGGCCACGGCCTGGTTGAACTGCCCCGTCAGCTGGTCGTACATCGACGGGTCGAACTTGCCCTGCCAGTCGGGCAGGTCGATCGTCGTCGCTACCTCGTTGGTCGGCTTCGACCGAGCCAGCAGCTGGGTCAGCCAGTCGATCTGGGCCTGGCTGTAGGCCGGGGCGACAGCACCACCACCACCACCACCGCGACGCCCGCCACCGCCGCTGCTCTTCTTGGCGCCACCGCTGCTGGCCACCTTGGGAGCGGCCAGCTTCGGCGTGTTCGAGTAGCTGCTGGTGGTGGTGTGAGCCGCTGCGTTGTAGGCGCTGTCGAGGGCAGCGTTGGTCAGGCCGACGCCACCGGCCTTGAGGCGCTGGGCGATCGGGTCGTTGGCGATGGCCGCCGACGACGACACGCCGACGCGGACCGGGGACTGCGACGGCAGCGCACTGGGCTTCCACCACTGATCACCGGGCGACCAAGAAATACCCATCAGATCCCTCCGAGGTACGGACGCAGGGCCTCGATGGCCAGGGCAGCGTTGGCGATCTCAGCCTGCTTGCTCTGTTCGATCGAGGCCAAGGAGTTGTTGTAGTAGGCGTCCAGCTGCGCGTTCTGCAGGTCGTAGTTCTGCGCCTCCTGCGTGGCGTCCTGCTGGGCCCGGCCGTAGTCGCGGGCGTAGTCGCCGAGCATGTTGGCCATCGAGCGCTGCATCACGCCCGAGCGCACGCCCGGACCGGCGAAGCCCCGCTGGGCCCAGCCCGATTTGAAGTGCGGGAGCCCTCGGGCGAACTGCTGCGACATGTCGGCCAGCGACCGTTCGCCCCGCTGCTGAGAGAGGAAGCGACCGTAGGCGTTCGTCGCCTTGTCCGTGTTGTAGCGATACCCGAGGTCGTTGGCCTGCTGGTCGTAGGCGCCGAGATCAGGGACGCCGTAGCCACTCAGCGCCATGTCATGCCACCCGGATGATGTAGGTCACGCCCACGTAGGGCGGGAGGTTTGCGTTGGTGACGGCGACACCGCCATCAGGATTCGCCGTCTTGCCTGCGTAGGCCGGGACGGTGACCTGGTGGGAGTGATCGACGTTGGCGCCGGTGGTCGTCAGGCCGCGATCGGCGCCGCTGGTCTGGCCGCTGACGCCGTGGGCGTGATCAGCCGACATGTAGTCGGTGGTGGCGTCGTAGGCCAGCGTGCTGCCCGCCGCCAGCGAGCCGGCGCCGCCGGTACCGCGGTAGGCGACGTAGCTGCTGAACGGAGCGTGCGGGTTGTGCCAGTGGTTGGCGTTGGCTCCCGTGGTGTTGGCCGTGAAGCTGTGCAGGTGGTCAGCCCCGCCGTGGTTGTGGTTGACCGAGTGGCCACTCGACGTCACCGTGGGGTGGACGTGATCCATCGAGTGGAGGTGGTTGACGATCGGCATGTCGGCGGAGCCGCCGGTGGTGCCGGGCGCCGCACCCATCGGGAAGTGGTTGACGAGGTTCGGCAGGTTGAAGCGACCGGCCGCCGTGCTGCCGTAGGCGGTGCCGACGACGGCGTACAGCCCGGGGTAGTCGGCGGTCTGCAACTCGGCTCCGTTGCAGATGGCCCAGCGACCACCGGGTGGCGTGCCTGCTCCGCCGTACATCATGATCACGCCGATCGGCAGGACCTGGTCGACGTACTGCTTGGGAGCAGCATCGAGGTCGGCCACCGGGTCGCCGACCAGCTTCAGCTGCGCCAGCATCGCCACCGTGCCGCCGCGCTCGACGATCTCCTGGTTGATGTGCTGCTCGATGCGGTTGAAGTTCGCCTCGACCGGTGACGAGTCGGCCGGCGTGTAGTTCGCCAGGTCGTACTGCAGATCGATCTTGGTCACCGGAACCTCCTGGGCACGTACTTGGCGACGATGCCATCGACGCCCCACTTCGACAAGGGCGTGGTCGGCGAGGCCCGGACCCGCATCTGCACGGACCGAGCCAGGCCCATCGAGCCCGCCCGCAGCAGCATCGAACCCTGACGGGCCGAGGCCCAGTCCGCACCGGTGCCGGTCGGATCCGCCTTGCCACCCGGTGTCCAGTCGAAGCCGCCGGCTTCGGCCTCCGCGAAGCCCGTATCCGTCCAGTAGACGTCGCCCTCGGCCTTGATCCGCAGCGTGCGGGTGCGGTGGATCGTCGTCTCGTTGTAGTCACGGAACGTCTCGACGAGGATGTCGACGTCGTGGTTGACCTGGCGGGCCACGAACGTCGGGCGCCGCCACGACTTCTTGCGGTCCGGCCAGCCAGCGTGCAGCCAGCGGGTGCGGTAGTAGCTGTCGAACGGCTGTCCCGAGTAGACGCCGCCAACGACGCCGATTTCTTCGTTGTTGCTGGTGACGAGGTAGCTGTCGCCGGGGGCGGCACCGAGCGACAGCGACGACGGAGGCAGCACGATGTCGTAGGCCTCGTCGATCACGTCGAGGGTCACCATCACCGCCACCTGGTCCGACCAGAACGCAGCCAGCGGGTACTTGGCGTTGACGTCGGAGCCGTCGAGCACGGGGCCCACGGCCCCGAAGTTCGAGCGGTACATCACCCACGCCCCGGCGTCGCCGATCTCAGGATCGAAGATGAACACCGATGACACCTGAGCGGTCGGTCCGACGTCCTTGACCCACGGCACGCCCACCCACAGCCGTCGCCCAGACCACGACACGAAGACGTTCTGGTAGGCGGTGATCTCCTGGAACGCCGGGCGCAGGTTCATCGAGATGTGCTTGGGCGTGTCGCCGCTGTAGCCGTAGATCCCGCCCCGGTCGGAGGCCGAGAAGAAGTAGACCGCCGTCTCCGAACGGGTGGCCGCGGTGATCGCCGGGCAGCCCACCGACAGCGACACCTTGATCAGCTGCCACGACTCGTCGTCGTAGCCGTACAGCGCCCACATCGAGTTGGTCTTGAAGATCAGCAGGTGGTCGCGGAACGACATGATCCCGGTGATCCGACCACCACCGGAGTCGATGTCCAAGAAGTCGTCGGAGCGCCAGGCGTCGGGGACCAGCGGATGCGACCAGCGAACCCGGGCGAAGTGGTTGGCCCCGGCCTCCTTGATGGAGGCGGTGAAGAGGTAGCCGGCGTGGGCGGCGCAGAACTCAGCCTGGGGCATGGTGCTGCGGGTCGGGGCATCGATCTCCGACCACGTCTCAGGCGTCATCGGCGTGACCACGCCCGACCCCTGCACCATCACCGAGGGGTTGTTCATCCCGCAGGCGATGTAGACCTGGTCCCCCCACGGTGTGAAGTCCGCACCGTGGGGGGTGGCTCCAGCGACCACCGTGCCGAGGCGAGCGAAGACGGCGCTGCTGTCGGCCCAGTAGATCTTCGAGTTGTTGACGACGTTGACGTACTGCGATCCGTCAGCGTGGATGTGCACGAAGGCGTTGCGTGGCCGCCACGCCTCGACGGCCGGGTCGACCACGTCGTCAGCGTTCCAGCGCTGCCAGCCCTTGCGAGTGAAGAACCCGCCACGGGGATCGATGTCGACGTTGAGCAGGTCCGGCGACTCGTTGTCGGCCAGCTGGAACTGGTTGTGACGGAGGTTCAGGCCGCCCGTGAAGTCCATCAGGTTGAGGGGCTGGAGGCGGTTCGGCATCTACGTCCCCGCCGGCGGCACGATGTAGTAGCTGTTGCCGCCGAGGGCGGCGGGCCCGCCGTTGAGGATCAGCGGACGGTGACGAGGCGGATCCATGATCGCCCCCATGATCGCCTTGACGTCGCGATCCCAGCGGGCCATGTACACGCCTTCGAGGATCTCGTCCTCCTGGGCGGCGTAGGACAGACCCATGGCGTAGTAGGCGAGGGCGAACTGCAGCCGTTCGTCGAGATCGGGGATCGTCGACGCTGCGTCGTCCCACACCGGCTGACGGTAGCCCCGCACCTGGAGGTCGGCCGAGGTGGGCACCGGCCACAGTCGGAGCTCCCGGCCCCAGACCGACCAGTAGACGGGCACGCCGGTGGTCAGGGCGGCGTTCTGGGTCCACAGATCTTCGAGGTTCTCCTGGCTCATGTACGTCAGACGAGCGAACGCACCGGTGGCGACGGGGTCCACCATGACGACCGAGATGATCGAGGACACCAGCACGTCGGCGGGCAGCGACACGGTGTCGGCGTCGGGGATCTTGGAGACCGACCACACCTTCTCGTAGCGAGGCCAGCGGTTGTCCAGGCTGACGGTGCGGGTGAAGGCGTCCTGGAGGTACGGGTTCAGCAGGACGTCAGGGAGCTCCTCGTCGTCCATCTCCAGGTGGTTGCGGACGTAGCTGCGCAGGCTGCCAACGTCCATCAGTCGTCCTCGAACAGGTCATCCACCTCGACGGCGGGGCGCTCGTTCGACGGCCACGCCGGGAGTCCGTCAGCCTGGCGACCATGGGCGTTGCAGTACTGGCCGTCGTACTTCTTGGTGGCCCAGGCCATGCACGTGTCGCCGTTGCCCATGCACTTCTTGGCCCGCTTCGGCGAGCGGTAGCCCCACGGGTTCGGCGGTTCGCTCGGGCGCTCGCCGACCTCCGGCCCCTTGTACGGAGCGGTCGACAGGATCGCCCGCCCGAAGTTCGGGTTGGTGGTATCAACCTCGCCACCGCCACCGACGCGTTCGCCGCTCACGGCGTGGAGCAGCGACACCCCCTCGCCGTGCCCGACCACGCTGGCCTTGCGCTCGTTGTGGTTTCCGCTCGGCGGGGTTCCCCACTTGACGATCGGCATCGCTCCTCCTTCATCACTGCTGGGGCCGCTGCACGTGCAGCGACCCCAGCATGGTGCTCACGCGAACGTTGCCCCGGTGATCTTGAAGTTGCGCCGGCGCTCACGCGTCGTCGTGTTGCCGTACGTCGTGATGAAGCTCACCCGGGCGTCGATGGCGTAGGCCGCCGGCGACGCTGCGGTGGAGCCCGGGTTGGCGTTGGTGTTCGACGACACGGAACCGGAGAGGTTCGACGTGAACGGGCTCTGGCTGAAGTTGCGGTCCGAGTGGAGGGTCAGGCCGATGTACTTCGAGTTGAGCCCGAGGGCCGTACCGGTCGGGCAGTCGGGGTCCCAGTACAGCGGCACGTTCTTGAACAGCAGGTTCTGGAACCCGAGGTTCGCCTTGGACGTGTCGGTGTAGCGGACCTGGGGGGTGAGGCTCGCCTCGTAGGCCTCGAACCACCCGGCCCCCGAGAAGATGGCGTCGACGTGGTCGGAGCCGCCATCGGAGGCCAGCAGGAACATGTGCCGCAGGCAGGTCTCCAACTCCTTGCCGTCGTACGGCGACGTCAACGCCGTGCCCGGCATGGTGATGGCCGCGCCGAGGGCGTCCGTCCCGGTGTTCGTGCCTGCGTCCCACGTCGGGGCTCGCCACTGATTCTCCGGGGCCGGGGCGGCGGCCGGGGTGATGCCACCGCAGGCGGCCGTGGCGTCGATCAGGGTGGTGAACGGCGTGAAGTCGGTCGGCAGGGCGGCGCCGCCACGGGTGCCGTAGAGCATCGTCGAGAGGAGCTTGCGGAGCGTCTGCTCGGCCTGCATCACCTTCGCCTCGACGAGGTTGATCATCTGCTCCTTGCCGTTGTTCTGCGCCTCTTCCAGGCCGGAGATGATGATCGTGGCGTACAGCTGGCGCCAGGCGTACTGGGCGGCCGAGATGCCGGCCACCGCGTTGACCTGCAGCTGCTGCCACGGGCCGTACGAGTTGGCCTCGCCCGGGCCCAGCAGGAGGGGCTCGACGATGCTGATGCCGCCGTCGATCGTGCGGACACGACCGTTGCTCATCAGGTATTCGAGGAGCGGGAGGGAACCGAAGATGTTGTCCGTCAACGTCTTGCGGTAGTTGTGCATCGTGGTCGACAGGATCGTGTCCCACGTGGTCGGGGTATGTGTAGCAAGCGCCACAGATCAGCCTTTCGGGTTGATCCGCTCAGCCCCTTTCGGCCTGGTCGAAGGCCGCTTCGATGGCTTCGCGGAGGGTCATGCGTCCTCCGGAGTCCACCTGGCTATTCAGACCCCCAGCCCCCCGTGCTCCACTCGACACCACCTGCCCGGCTGACCGCTTGGCCGCCGTGCGTCGCTCGGTCTCGGCCTGCTGCTGCGCCTCGGCTTCGCGTGCGGCACGCACCCGAGCGCTCAGTCGGTCGAAGGCCATCGTCTTGTAGATCATCGGCAACGCATCGAAGCCGTACCCGTTCTGGTACGCCACCCCGATCACCTGCTGGAGGTCCTCATTGCTGAGGTTGAACTCCGATCGCAACCCTTCGACGGCCCTTGCCAGCGCCTCGTCCGATTCCTTCTGCGTGATGCGGTCTTCGAGCGCCAGGCGAGCCTGACGTTCCTCGTGCACCGCTCGCTCCAGCGGGTCGGTGTACTCGGGCTCCGGCTCCGGGGCCTGCTGTTGCGGGCCCTGGAGCCCGAGCCCGTACTGCTGCGCCAGGATCTGCAGCGTCATGGCGGGGTTCGCCTCCAGCGCTCGCTGGAGGTTCATCCCGTACTCGGCTTCCTGGCGCTGCTGCGCCACCTGCTGCATCGAGCGGGTGAAGTGGGACTCCCGTGAGTACCCCTTCAACGCTTCCGAATAAGGAACCTCGACGTCTTCACCGTCGACCTTGACGCGCACGTAGCGGTTGTCAGGGTCCTCGATCTCGACGTACTGACGTGGCGGCTCTGGTTCGCCACCTTCGTCCGGTTGCTCAACGGCCTCTGACCCGGCTTCCCCGATTGGCTCGGGACCTGCGTCGGCCACCCCCTCTGACGAGGGCTCTTCCATCGACACTGAGTTCCTCCCTCAGGCGTGCTCAGTCCTTTGATTGGGGAGTATGACACCCCCCAAGGTGATGTGGCTAGGGGGCGCCCCCGTTCCCCATCAATGCCGCCATCAACTCCGGCGACATGGCGGGCGGGCGCGCCGTGGGGGCGCTGCCCGGCGGCACCGGCAGGCCGCCGCCGGGCGGCATCCCAGCGTCCGGCGGTGGGCCACCGGGCGGCATCGGCGCCGTGCCACCAGGAGCGTTCTGGTCCAGCTGCTGCTGGTCCGGCGGCGGACCCTGCTGGTCCTGCACCTCCTGGGGCTGGCCGGTGTTCGGATCCATCTGCGGCGGCGGGCCCGACGCCATCAGGAAGGCGGCCGTGTCCTTGACGCCGAAGCCCTTCTGCAGGATGTACATGTACAGCCCCTGCGGGTTGGCCACGCCCATCTGCAGGAACGGCATCGAGGCGTCGACCAGCTGCATCGCCGACTGCCGCCGGAACGTCTCGTTCATCGGCTCGGTCGAGCCGGCAGCCACCTCGAAGTCGAACTCGCCCTGGATGTAGTCCTTGTCGTACGGGACCCAGACGTTGCCGGGCATCGTCACGATCCGGGCCACCTGCTGCCCGGTCAGGAACTGCTGCATCAGGCCGATGATCCGCTCGCCGAGGCGGGCCAGCGCCCCCTCGATCGAGGCCAGGCGGTCCTGGGCTCGGCTGTTGGCCGAGTCCTGGATCATCGCCGCCTCGGTGGCGGTGCGCTTCATGGTGTTGGCCGTCGACCCCCGCTGGTAGTCGGTGACCCCCGAGACCCGGTCGATGTCGTTGGTGATCATCGCCGACTGGTCGTAGAACTCGGACGGCGTGATCACGGCCGGGAGCGGGGCGATCACGTTGGCCGGGTTGCCGTCCGACATCACCGGGATCATCGTGTTATCGACGTCGGCTTCGAGCGCCTGCACGCCCTCACGGTCGAAGGCGTCCCGCTCGTACAGCCACTTCCGCTGGAAGCGGGCCCGGTGCTGCATCATCTGCGTGCGGGTCTTGTTGAGCTCCAGCTGCAGCGGCTCGATCTGCTCGATGTCACCGATCGGGTAGAAGTGGTCGGCCACCTCATAGTTACGCAGCATCTCGAACGGGTGCCCCATGGCGTAGGGCATCGGGCGGGGCTTGATCAGGAAGCCCGACTCGTCCCCGGTGTCGTCGGAGTCGAGCGAGAACGTGCACATCGTGCCGAGCTTGATGTCGTAGTACTCGATGATCTCGCAGTACGACTTGGCCCCCCGGTTCGGCTCCTCGCCCTCGCGGGCGTCGGAGTCTCCGGCTGACGACCAGCGCGACCAGCCCGTGGACGACACCTTCTTGCGGGCCGCCGCGTCGTAGCGGCTGTCGACCTGGACGTCCTGCACCGGGCGCCAGATCCGCTGGGCGATCCAGCACATCTCCTTGGGGTGGCGGGCGTCGGGGTCGACGAACATGTCGAACGGGCTGATGCGCTCGACGAACGGGCGGTCGTCGTAGATGTACATCTCCGACTCGACGTTGCCCTCGATGTCGTCACGGTCATCGATGCCGACGTCGGCACCGGCGTTTCCGTAGCTCGGCTCGGTGGCGTCGACCGACTTCTCCTCCGGCGGCTTGGTGAACTTGTAGCCGACCTTGCACCAGCCGTGCCCGATGATGAGCTCGTCGTTGACGGCGAGGCGGAACTCGTCCTGGTACCGCCACTGGCGCCACAGGTAGTTGAGGACTTCCTCGGTGACCGTGGCCTGCGGGGCGGCCTGCGGGTTGCGGGCGTTGACCACGAACTTGGGGTTGTTCACCGCCACCGCCGGGGCCAGCGTGTTGATCGTCGAGAAGCACAGGTTGACCACGAGCTTGTCGCCCGGCACATCGGTCTGGTACTGCTTCCCCCGGTACAGGTCGATGTAGCGCTTCCAGTCGTCGTCGTAGCCCTCGTCGGTCCGCCACCGCTTCGAGCGGCGCAACTCGTCCCGGTAGTACTGCAGCCGGTCGCTGAGCTTCAGCCTTGCCACGGTTGACTCCCCATGTGTGCGACGCCGTCGCGCTTGGTGTCGCCGATGTGCTCGGCCACGAACTCAGCGTTGGTGCGTTCCCGGAAGTTGTCCTTGCCGTACATCTGGCCCCCGCCACGCCACACGTAGCCGACCGTGAGCAGACGACAGCGGAAGCAGAGATCCTTGCCCTCTTCAGCGGGGCGCATCCCGCAGTCGTCGCAGATCACGTGTAGGTGAACCCTCCGGCCTTGGTGATGTTGCCGTCCGGGTCGAGGACGACGACGTTCTTGGCTCCGGCGGTACCGGCGGGCGTGACGCAGGTGATCGTGGTGTCGTTGACGACGACGAACGAGGTGGCGGCCGCGCCGCCGACCGTGACGCCGGTGGTACCGACGAAGAAGGTGCCGGTGATCGTGATCGCCGTGCCGCCAGCCGTCGTTCCCGACGACGGGGTGACGGTGCTGATCGTCGTCACCGCCGGCGGCGCCAGCGTCGAGGACTCGCCCCACGTGTCGTGGGGCACGGTGTCGTAGCCCCGGGCGTACTGGCGCACGTTCGGGCGGACGTGCTTCTTCGACGGCGGGCGCTGGGCGTCGAGTCGACTCATGACAGAACCCTCCTCGGGTCTCGGACGGTGTGCTGCCCGATCGGCTCGGGCTCGTTGGGCAGCCGCCGGGCGTTGGATTCGATGTGCGACATCAGGTCGTCGCCATACAACTGCTTCTCGAACCAGCCCATCGATCCCGGCGGGGGCTCGCGCTCCGGCTCGTACTGCTTCAGCCACACGTACTTGACCATCTGGTTGGCGATCGAGAGGCTGATGACTCGATCGTCGAACGGCGAGCCCGACATCTTCCCGGCGTCGTCACGCACGAACGTGCGCAGTTCGCTGAGCGTGCCGTCGTCGTAGAGCGTGACGGCCTGCTCCCGCAGCGCCATGTTGAGCTCGTCGACGGCGAGGGGCTTGGTGATCTGCGTGGTGCGCCAGCCCAGGATGTCGGTGGGCACCGAGCGCTTGTAGCGGGGCGACCGCTGCATGTACAGCGGGTGGTAGTGCTGGCGGTGCAGCGCTTTGAGCGTGGTCAGGCCGTGGTTGTTCGACTCCACGCCGATCAGGGCGTCGAAGTACCAGTGGCCGAGCGGAGCCAGCACGTCGGTGCCGAAGAGATCGGGATCGATACGACCGTGCCACGTCGCCACCACGTCGCCGTCACGGACATTGATGACGTGGACGGAGGAGAAGTCGCCGTGCTCCAGGCCCTGGGCCGGGTCGGCACCGATGGCGTAGCGCGCTGACTCGTCGGGGAACTGCCAGATCCGCAGCGGCCCACCGGGCTCGGGCAGGAACCCGAAGCTGCGGTACTCGGCCAGGTAGCCCTCGGCCAGCGGGTCACGCACCGAGGCGCCGACCAGGCGCAGCACCTCCAGGCTGAACGCCGGACGCCCGGACTTGAGGAACGCCTCCTCCGGGTTGTCCGGGTACTCCTGGGCCAGCTGCCACTCGGGCAGGTCTTCCTTCTTCTCGTCGTACCAGGCCTGATCGCGGCCGTTCGCGTACCACGGGTGGAACATGCACTTGAAACGGTTGGTCTTGTTGGTGGCCCCCACCCACAGGGTGTGGAACAGATTGCCCTCGCCCTGCGCCGTGGACAGCGCGATGACCCGGCCACCGACGTCAGCGATCGGCTCGATCGACGACCAGGCCTCGTCGGCGTTGGGCAGGTAGGCGAGCTCGTCGACGATCACCAGGCTCACCGTCTCGCCTCGGGCGGGGTCCGACGCCGAGGGCAGCGACTCGATGTAGCTCTCGTTGGAGAACTCGAACTTGGTCTGCGTCTGGTTCATCGGCGGGCCCCGGAACTTCATCCACTCGGGCAGGAACCGATAGACGTACTTGGCCTTGGCCAACAGCTTGATGGCGTCGCGCTCGGTGCGGCTCAGCATGATGACGACGCGATCGGGATAGAAGAACGTCAGCCAGAAGGCGTAGACGGACACCAGCGTGGAGAACCCCAGCTGCCGGGCCTTGAGCATCAGGCTGTAGCGGTTGCGGATCCAGAGCTCGACCGACTCCTTCTGCGAATCGAAGAGATCGAAGGGGATGCGCCCGTGCTCGGGGTGCTTGATGTAGGCGTAGTTGTGGCAGAAGTAGACGAACGCATCGAGCAGCTTCTTGGGGTCGCGGGTCTGCGGGCTACAGCGCCGCCACTCCCGCTCCTCCAGGAGCTCGTTGAGGTCGATATCGACGGTGCTCACGCCGGATCCGGGGGCCAGTGGGCCTGGACGGCCGCGGTGATCTGGGCGTCGGTGATGATGTCGGTGTCGTGGCCCGGTGCGCCACGACCGGCGACGAGGGCGGTCTCGTAGGCCGCCTCGGTGTCGACGGCCACGGCGTACATCAACGGCTGCGTCGAGGCCACGCCCGCCTTGAGCTGCTGGGCGTAGACGGTGTCCTTCAACGTCGGGTTGTTGTTGGCCTCCTGCATCGCAGAGGCCGTGACTCGTGCTTGCAGGTCCGGGTCGTTGGCCGCTCGGGTGATCGAGGACAGGCTCATGCGGTTCCTTCCAACTCGGTGATCCGGTAGCGGAGAGTCGCCACCTCCTCGGTCAGGCGTTGCACGTGATCGAGCAGGGCGACGGTGATCTGCGCGTAGTCGATGCCCATGGCGTTGCCGTCCTCGTCGTGGGAGACGGCCGATGGCAGGACGGTCTCCACCTCCTCGGCGATCAGGCCGAGGCGCTCACGCTGGCCCTCGTGGCCGAGGATGCCGACCTGGTCGTCGAACTCCCACGAGGAGCGATCGTTGGCGTCGACCGGCCCGTCGCCCGTGGGCACGATGCGCAGCGCCCCGACCTTCGGGCGGAACGCCACGGTGCGCAGGCTCATCACGTCGGGCACCGACACCTCGTCAGACATGGCGTCGTGCTCGACAGGTACGAAGTCCCGTTCCCGCAGTGAGCGAATGCCGCGCTTCGCCGTCGCCGTCGAGTTCACCGTGAACGCCGACGCCCACAGCGGGGCGTAGGCCGAGTTGGCGCTGTTGACGCACCCGATGTTCTCGCCCAGCGATGCCGCCGTGCGGAGGATCGGGGCGACACCCGGTGACTGGAAGGCGACCTTGGCCTGCTGGCCGCTGGTCCCCGGAGCGATGCAGATGTTGGCGGTCGACCAGTCGACCCCTGGCGTGTCGCCCGACAGGGACACCCGCCGAGCGCACTGAAAGGCGTTGTTGTCGAGGACGACGTAGTTGACGTTCCCGATCCGGAGGCAAACGGTGCTCCCGGCGTTCAGCGCCGAGGTGGTGGTGTTGGCGTTGATGATGACGTTCGCCGCGGCGTCGCTGCCGTTGAGCCAGATGCCCGGCGTGTTCGACAGGTTCGGGTGTTGCCCGAACTTCCACACCTGGGTGTAGAGCAGGTTGTTCTGGATGCCGCCGACCTGGGTCGGGGTGCCGCCGACCACCTCCCACCACCCGAACGGCACGCCCGTCGGCGCGATGGTGAAGACCGACCCGTCGGCCGCAGAGAAGAACCCGAGAGCCTTGGTGGACTCGGCCGTGTTCCCGAAGCGGGCCTGGGTCGGGAGGCTGGCGCGTGGCCCGCACTCGGCCGGTGAGGCCACGACCCGAGCATCGACGTACTGCTTGGTCGCCGCCTGCAACGCCGCGGTCGGATCGGCGGGCAGTTGGATCGGGACGAGGAACGAGCGGGTCATCCGAACACCACGATGCGGTAGTCACCAGCGGCCGGGGCTGTGTTGAAGCGGACGGTGACGTTGTTGGCGTCGGTGCGTTCGATGTCGCAGTCGACGTCATCCCAAGGTGTCGTCGAGCGGTACACCGACACCTCTACGTCGCGGGTGTTGAAGGCGTGGTTGGCCACCGTCGAGGTCGCCGCCGCACAGTTCACGGCGTAGCGCTTCATCCCGTTGGCGAGCAGGGCGTAGCGGGCGTCGCCCCACGTCGTGTTGACCCGGATGTCGTCAGCGGCGACGGTGATCGAGGTGTCACCGGCGATGACGTTGAGGGTGTTGCCGGACTGGGTCATGCCCGCACCAGCGACCACCGAGCCGGGGCCACTGGTCTGCGCCCAGATGATGTTGTTGGTACCGAGCGTGAACCCGGCGATCTGGTCGGGCGAGGTGACCGACCACACCGTGTCCTGGTTGGTCGTACCGCCGGTCACGTAGGTCGTGGCGCCGGGGATTTCGCCCTCGGTGTCCATGTCCGGGGAGCGGGTCCAGGCGCCCGAGTTGACGATGTAGATGCCGTTGGCCGACTGCGTCGTCTGGTTCTTGGCCAGCACGCTCTGACCGACGATGACGGCCACACCGTCGATGGTCTGGGTGCCTGACAGCGTGAGGTTGCCGGTCGAGGCCACGATGCACGACGTCTTCCAGGCCAGGCCGTTGACCCGGTTGTCGACGTAGCCCTTGTTCACCGCATCGGTGGTTGCCGAGGCGCTGCCGACGTTCGTGATCTTGAAGCCGCCCATCGAGACGTCGGCGGTCGGCACGGCGAACGTGTTGAGCGGGATCGTGGTGTGGTCCGAGGCCGAGTGCGTGGGCGAGCCGTGGGTGTGGTCGGACCGGGCGACGGTGGTGGCCGCGCCGTCGCTCTTGGCGATGCCGAACGTGGTCTCGGCGGGGACCGAGCCGTAGCCCGGGAAGGCGCCACCGGTGGCCTTGGCTGGGATCCACGTCGTGCCGTCCCACCAGTAGAGGGTGTTGTCGCTGGAGTTGCCGTACAGCTGGAACTTCACCGGCGATGCCGGCGCGCTGGCCAGGCTCTGGACGGCAGCGTTCTGGAGCTCGTTCTTCGTGAGGTCGACGGCGGTTAGGAACTTGCGGGCCATGGCTCCCTCACGACAAGTAGGCGACGCCCGCGAAGGCGGCGGAGAAGGTGAGGATCACGGTGTTGTCGTCGGGCCAGGAGATCTCGCCCTCGACGGTGGCGCCGCCCGAATCCTCGACCGTGACGTTGGGCTTGAAGCCCATGAAGTGGTTGATCGTCCACGTCGTGGCCGGTGTGGCCTGGTTGTAGACGAAACTGCCACCAGCCCCGGGCCCCGGTCCGCCACCGCCTGCTGCCATCCACGCCTCCAGCACCGCCACCCGTCGCTGCAGATCGAAGTCCGCCCGCCTCGACGACGGGGCCTTCGTGTCGGGCTGGTAGCCGCCGAGGACCTTAGCCATCGCCCCGCTCCGCCAACTCGGCCTCGGCCCGCTCAGCCAGGATGCTCAGCAGTTCGTCGTCGCTGAGGTCCTTGGCCTGGCCCTTGACCACGGTGACGTCGAGACGCTTGGGCTTGATGGCGTCGATCGCCTCCAGGTAGGCCCGAGCAGCCGGGACCTGGCGTGGATCGGTGCGGTCGGTAGCCGTCTCGAACAGGCTGTCGAGCACGGACTTGGCCCGCTCCGGGGAGCCGACCGTCTTGCGGTAGCGACGCTCCCACTCGGCCAGGAAGTCCGGGTCATTCTTCCACTGCGAGATCGTGTTGCGGTGCATGTCGAGCTCGTCGGCGAGCTCGGCCTGCGACGACGGGTTGCGCTCGTTCTGGGGCGTCAGCAACCACTCCAGCACCCGCTGGGTTCGGAAGTCGTTGAGGCCCGGGCGAGTCCCTGCCATCTTCGCCATCGGGGGACATTATGAACTACCCCGCTCACTATTTCGAGCGCTGCACGTGCAGCGATGAGCGGGGTGTATAACACAGATATAACTGGGGTACTCCCCTTGACACCCCAGATGTGGGGTGTACGATGTGGGCATGACGAGGAACAAGGCACCCACCGCCATGCGGAACGACCCCCGATGGGTCACGGTGCAGCTGCAGATCCGTGTCCCGTGGTGGAGGCGAGAGCAGCTGCAAGACGAAGCAACCACGCTCGGGGTCAAGCTCCCCGATCTGTTGGCCGACGCCATCGACCGGGTCTATCCGCCCCTCCCGATCGACGACTGATGCAGGTGATCGGGATCGATCCCGGCACGACCGGTGCGCTGGCCGTGCACGACAAGGGCGAGCTCGTCTACATCGGTGACCTGCCGACCCACGGCGGCCGCATCGACGGCAACGCCCTGGCCGACATCATCACCGAGTACTCCGGTCCGGTGTACTTGGAGGACACGCACGCCATGCCGAAGAACGGCTCCATCGCCAGCTACAGCCTCGGCCTCTCCTCGGGGATCGTGATCGGCGTCGTGCAGACGCTGGAACGCCCCCTGGTGCGGGTGCGACCGATGGCCTGGAAGACGAAGATGGGCGTGACGAAGCGCACCAAGGACGAGATCCGCGGCATCGTCCGCGAGCTCTACCCGAAGTGGGCCACGACGTTCGCCCGGGTGAAAGACCACAACCGAGCCGAGGCCGTGCTGATCAGTCGGTACGGCGTGGCGATGCAGCTGCAGGAGGTCAACCAGTGACCGCACTCACCGCCACGCCGTGGCTGGCCGTGCTCAACCGGATCATCCGCTACAGCGACGACGACACGACGAGGACGTTGGCCAAGATGCTCTACGACATCTTCAACGAGACGTCTGACCCCCGCATCGGGGAGATCGCCGACGCCTACGCCTACCAGCTGCTGGGGTCGTTGTGAGCTCAATCGACATCACCGAGCTCCACGACGAGCACGAAGCCAAGCGTGACTTCCGCCGGGCCAACGGTGCGCCGCTGGTCTCAGACCCCACCGATCCGACCAAGACGCTGCGCTACTCCCGACCGTCGAGCTACGCCAAGTGCCTCGACGACGAGATGGCCCTCACCGACTGGCGGATCTGGAAGGCGATGGAGGGCGTGGCCCGTTCGCCGGCGCTGCAGACCCAGGTGATCGCCACCCGTGACGACGACCGGGTCGAGAAGAAGGACCTGCGGGAGAAGGCCCTCGACAAGGGCACGGCCAACGAGCGAGCCGACCAGGGCACCGGACTGCACGCCATGACGGTGCGCATCGAGGACCCGACCGACGTCGACTTCGATCCCGGCGAGCCCTTCGCCACGGACCTGGCCGCCTACACCACCATGCTCGACGCCTACGGCTTGGTGTCGGAATTGATCGAGGTGCCTTTCGTCAACGACCGCTTCCGCTCCGCCGGGACGGCCGACCGGGTGTACCGGGTGACGAAGATGTTGGAGGCCCCGAACGGCACGCTGATCGAGCCGGGCACGCTGGTAGTCGGTGACCTGAAGACCGGGGCCAAGTTGGACTTCAGCCTCCCCGGGTTCTGCGTGCAGACCGCCCTCTACGCCACCGGGCAGCTGTACGACGTGGTCGACGAGCGCCGCCTGCCGACGCCGCCGATCGACCAGCGCTGGGCCCTGATCGCCCACCTGCCCGTCGGGATGGGGCGCTGCGACCTGCTGTGGTCGCCGATCGACATCGGTCTGATCGGAGCCCAGCTGGCCCAGGCCACGAAGGAGTGGCGCAAGCTGTGGAAGAACGGCACCTACGACGCCACCCCGGTGGAGGTGCCCAAGGAAGCCAGCGAGCTCCTGGCCGAGATCACCGTGGAGGCCGGTCCCGTGATCGCCCTCGACGTGATGGCGAAGTACTGCCAGGCTCGTATCAACTCGATCGGGGGCTACCCCGATGCCAAGGCGAAGTTGATCCTCCTGTGGCCGGAGGGTCTGCCGACCCCGAAGAAGGGAGTCGAAACGCCCGAGCAGATGGTCACGCTGCTCAACCTGCTGGACAAGGTGGAAGCCGAGTTCAGCATCCCGTTCAGTGTCAGTGATCCTCGGTACGAAGGAATGAAAGGCCATCGGAACGAGATCGATCGAAGCAATGAGTTCATGCTCACGAGCTAAGGAACAAATGATCAAATGAGCGATGCGAATGACTTCTTGTTCGGAGGAGGCGGCAAGGCTGCCTCGTTCGACAACATCGGCGACACCGTCGAGGGGACGATCACCGACGTCAAGCTGACGCAGCAGACGTCGATGGAGGACAACACCCCGCTCACGTGGGCGGACGGCTCGCCCCGGATGCAGCTGGTGCTCACGCTGCAGACCGATCAGCGCAGCGGCGAGGATGACGACGGCACCCGTCGTCTGTACGCCAAGGGCGGCCGCTACGAGGCGGCGGAGGGGACGGGCACCTCGATGAAGGACGCCATCGCCGACGCCATCAAGAAGGCCGGGGCCTCCCGGATCGAGGAGGGCGGCCACCTCAAGGTCGGGCACACCGGCCTGGGGAAGAAGACGAACCGGGGGTACTCGGCGCCGAAGCTGTACCGGGCGGTCTACACCGCTCCCACGGCCTCGGTGTCGGCGGACGACCTGTTCGAGGGATGACCAACGAGCCGACCCCCGGTCCGTGGCGACCGGGGGTCAGCCCGACCATGCAGGTGGCACTGATGGTGGAACGTGGATTCGCAGTACCCATCCAGGCGAAGCCCAAAGCGGGCTACATCGTCTTCGAGTTCCTGGGGGGCACGTACGACGGGGTGAAGATGCGGCTGTACCCGCCGTTCCAACGCCGTCTGTGCCTCGGGAACGAGTGGTACGCCTGGGGCGCTCCCAAGAACCGCCGCTCGAAGCGCTTCACCTACCGCTTGGAGGTCGACGATGGTGCAGATCCGGCGGCTTGAACCGGTCGTGAAGATCGGCGTCCTGCGTCAGCCGACGACCAAGCGGGGCAACAACAGCAACTACGACAAGCAGGGCTACCGCCGAGGCGGCGGGCAGTTCAAGGTCGTGGTCCGCCGGCGGGTCGACTACCCGCCGCCGACGCCCCAGCCCACGCCGTGCGTGCTGTGGCAGGGGGCCCAGGGCTCGGACGGCTACGGGTGGCGCAAGATCGGGCCGCCCGAGAACCGCAAGAGCATGGCCATGCACCGCTGGGCCATGGAGCAGCACCTGGGACGCAAGCTGCGCAAGGACGAGGTGGTGCTCCACGCCTGCGACAACCGGCTGTGCTACCGGGTCGACCACCTCTCGGTGGGCACGATCGCCGACAACAACGCCGACATGAAGGCCAAGGGGCGGGCCGTGAAGCCGCCGCTGAACGTGTTCTTCGGCGAGGCCCACCCGATGGCGAAGCTGACCGAAAAACAAGTCAGAGACATCAAAGGCCATTATCAAAGCGGCCTGAGCATTAAATCAATTGCTGCTGATTACAGCATCCACCCCTCGACGGTGCGTCGCATCGTGAAGGGCATGACGTGGGCCACCGGCCAGACCCGGGACCTCGTCGCCGAACACCACGCCCGGGAAGAAGCTCGGGCCGCTGCGGAGCGGCCGCCCGAGCCTACCGAGCCCGTCAAGTTCAAGATCAGGAGGCTCAAGTACCGATGACCTACGGCGACCCCTACATCCACAACCACACGCACAGCCTCAACACCGGCGTAGTCGGCGGCTCGCTGAGCGGCTACCCGGTCTACAGCGACAGGCCGTGGACCGAGTTGCTGACCGAGCTCAACACCATCAAGCACAAGGAGAAGACCATGTCCACCGCCCAGAAGGTCGCAGCCGAGCGGGCCGAGGCCCGCGAGCGGGAGCGGATCGAGGTGGCCTACGCCGCCTACGACGCCCTCGAACTGGACACCTGGCCCCAGCCCTGCGTCGTGCTGTTCACCGTCGACTACGAGCGGGACCACGACTACACCTACGCCGCCCTGCACATCAACGACCGCTGGTACCTCACCGGCTCGGTGTGCCACGGGGTCAAGACCGAGGACTTCCTGGCCTGGCTGATCGAGCGTCGTGTCCCCGCCGAGGGCCTCGACCTGCTCGGGCAGGTGGAGACGTGACCGAGCAGCCGTCCCTCTTCGCCGCCGAGGATCCGACGCCTCGGCCGCCCGGTTGGCGCCTGATCGCCAACAGCGGCGGGTCCCAAGGCTGGCACCTCATCGACCGCACCACGCCCGATCGTGGGGTGGTTACCGTGTGCGGGATCGTCGGGAGGGTGATCCAGAGCGACGCTGTGGTCATCATCCCGTGCGTGGTCTGCAAGGCCGAACCGGAGTGAGCCGAAGGGCCCGGCGTTCGTAGCGCCGGGCCCTCGACCCACAACAACCATCAGCATCAACATCCCCAGCTACAAGGAGGCCGACTCATGGCTGATCATAGCGATCGCTACCCCAACGAGGGTGGAGCCACACCCCGCACGCTGCAGATGGCGTTGGCGCTGGCCGGTGCTGGCTACCTCGTCTTCCCGTGTCTGCCGAATCGCAAGGAGCCGGCGACCGAGCACGGCTTCAAGGACGCCACCACCGAGCCGACGGCGATCACCGGGTGGTTCGCCGAACGGCCCTCGCTGAACCTGGCCATCGCCACCGGCCCGCAGCCCAACGGCGTCAACCTGTTCGCCGTCGACATCGACGCCAAGTCGGGCGGCCTGGCCACGTGGGCAGCCCTGACCGACGTCCACGGTCACCCGCTGGCCCCCAAGCACTTCACCCCCAACGGCGGGTTCCACGTCTTCTTCGACGCCCCGTCCGGCCTGGCCAACACCAGGGCTCGGCTCGGACCGGGGATCGACACCCGGGGCGTCGGCGGGTACGTGGTGGCGCCGCCCAGCCAGCTGGTCGACGGCAACGGCGAGATCCTGCCGCTGTACCGCTCGACCAAGACCCAGGCCCTGCTCTACAACCCGCCGCCCGGGCTGCCGCTGTGGATCATCGAGGCCCTGGAGCCGGCCGGTCCCAGCGTGCGCATCGAGGACTCGGTGCAGCGCCACCCCAGCCACCACGAAACCGTCGACATCTACTCCTGGACCAAGTCCAATGTGTCGCTGCTCGACCTGATGATCGCTGACGGGTGGACGGTCGGCAGGCGCCGGGGCAACGAGTACCAGCTGACGAGGCCGGGCAAGGACGTCCGGGAGGGCAACTCGGCGACGTATCACCGGGACACGAACCACGTCGTGATCTACTCGACCAACGCCCCGGCCGAGCTCCGGGTGAGCCGCCCCGGGCAGGTCACCCAAGGTGGGCACTTGTCCTTCAGCTGCGCCGACTACCTGGCCATGACCCGCTACGGCGGTGATCAGGTGGCGATGCAGCGTGCCATGATGCGTGCCGCCGGGTGGGCGGGACCCGGCGGCGAGGAGACGGATAGCGGGCGCATCGCGCCTCCCAGTAGTGACGGTACGCCCCCGCCCCAAGCTCCGGTTCTCACGCTGCCGACCGAGTTCTACGACCAGCGACCGTGGATGGCGGCCTGTCGTCAGATGGCCCAGGCCGTCGGCGGGTCGCCGGCGGCCCACCTGCTGGCCTTCATGTGCCGGTGGGCCACGCTGATCCCGCCGGGGTTCTCGATCCCGCCGATCAACGGGGCCCCGTCGAGCTTCGACCTGCTGTGCGTCATCGCCGGGACCAGCGGCTCGGGCAAGACCTCCCCGATGCGCAACGCCGAGGAGATGCTGCCGATCCTGCGCAAAGACCTGCGTATGGGCCTCGGCATCGGCTCCGGCGAGGGGATCATCGAGGCGTTCTATGCGTTCGAGATGGTCGAGGGCGACGACGGCAAGAAGCGCAAGGAGCGGCGCAAGGCCATCGCCGGCGTCAACTTCGCCGTCTCCGAGGGGCTGATCTTCGCCGAGCTCGCCGGACGTGGTGGCACCACCCACGTGACCAGGCTCTGCGACGCCTGGTCGGGAGCGGCGCTGTCGACGGCCAACGCCACCGCCGAGACGTTCCGCCACATCCCGGCGAACCAGTACCGCCTCAGCCTGATGATGGGCATCCAGGCCACCCAGGCCCACGAACTGATGACCGATTCGGCCGCCAGCCAGGGCTTCGTCGGTCGCCTGCTGTTCGCCTGGGCCGAAGAGCCCCGGGTCTCGCCCCGCCCGGTGCCGCCGGAGCGCCTCGTGGTCCCGGTGCCGGGCGGCCCGCCGCCGATCGCCGGCGTCTACCAGCAGACCTACCTGTCGTACCCGCCGGAGATCTACGCCGAGATCCAGGCCGCCAACGACGCCAGAGTCGGCACCGACGTCCCCGTCGAGGAGCACCACCACGACCTCCTGCGCTGCAAGGTGGCCGGAATCTTGGCGCTGATGGACGGCCGACTCTCCGTCAACCTGGACGACTGGCTCATCGCCACGACGCTCGTCGACATTTCCGCCCTCACGAGATTGCACCTGTATTCGATCCGCCGTCAGGCGCAACGTGCCCAGCGTCACACCGCCGCCGTGGCCAAGGCGGAGTCGGAGATCGTCGTGGAGGACGTGAAGGAACGCCGAGCCATCGCTCGTATGGCCGAAGCGATCCGCAACCACGTCGTCGATGGGGCGGTGTCCAGGCGCAAGGTCGCCCGGGCTGTGTCGAGCTCGTCGACCAGGTACCGCTTCGACAATGCATTGACGCTCGCCATCAGCAACGGTTGGGTCGTGGTGGACGGCGATCAGGTCAGGTCGATCGAGTAGGGGGGGAAGCGGGGAAGCTTCCCCCCTCCCCTCTCTCGCTTGAAATCGAGTCACAACCCCAAGTCCTGATAAAACACACTTATCCACAGGGTTATCCACAGGCAAATCTTCCCCTAGGGGGGGAAGCTTCCCCTCTCTTCCCCCCCTAACGTCGAACACTTGTCCGATCACCGATCCGTAGCTTGATACGGTCCGTGATCGCCGGTCTCTAGCGCTTTCTATGGTCGTCTTGGGCCCCCGGTCCTTAGCCAGAACACCTGTTCGGTCGGACCATCCGATACTTCACAGAAAATCTCTCTTTGGTCGACTCCCCTTTACCTTTATCGCTACGGGGCGGGCGGCCCACACCTCCGGGGGGCGGGGGGTGGGGGCGGGGGTGCATAATGGTGGTGGCGACTTTCCGCTGCACGTGCAGCGGGCGCCCTGTCACGAACCAGAAGGAGCAGACAGACACCATGAGCAACACCAAGAACACCAAGACGGCGGACACCCTGGTCCGCCCCGATGGCCTGTCGGACGAGGCGTGGATCGCCGTCCTCGCCTCAACCCCCGACGCCGCCCACCTCGCCGTGATGGAGCAGGCGGTCGGCACGGCCGACGACGCCGCCCGTCTGGCGACGTTCGAAGGCCGTGTCCGCACGTCCTACATGGCGGGCCGCACGGCGATCGTCAAGGCGACGGTCGTGACCGGCAAGGCGCCGGAAGACTTCGCCGCCGTCGCCAAGGCGTGCGGCGTCTCGTCCGACGGCGGTACCTACCTGGGCCGCAAGTACAGCACCCTCCGAGAGTGCTACCGCATTGCCGAGACGCACACCGCCGAGCGGTGCGAGGCGTTCACGGTCGCCTTCCGCGAGGCGACGGGTCGCAACCCGGAGCAGGTGCGTCAGTACGTGCAATGGGCGGGCGCCGACGCCAAGGGCGGTGCCACGGCTGCCAAGAACACGGTGGGCACCATCGCCACCCGCGAGGCGACCGCCGAAGCGGCCAAGGTCAAGGCGTCGTCGGACGCCGCTGCCGCCCGTGACCAGGCCACGGCCCTGGTCGCCGCCGGTCTGGTCAAGGGGTGCAAGCTGACGGCGG